TGATCTGTACAGAAATCTTCTGCCTTTTCTCTGGTTTTAAAAGCTGTTACTATATCATCTACTTCTGCACTCATTACGATATACACTTTCATCTTATTTTCCTATGTTTACTCGTTGTGTCCGTGACTGTGACCGTGAACCTGGGAAGGTTAAACACTTAATTGAGCCGTTGAAACAGTCTACCCGTGTCAACGGCTCTCAAAGGATTTAATCTCGCTTCGCTCGATTAGGCTTCCTTAGCTTCGGGTGTAGACTGAAAGACGATTGTCCTCGTATCCTTTAAAAGATTCGCCAGCTTAAACACGAGCGAAGCTGGAATCTCTACCTCCTCGTAATCTACTTCACCCGTCTCCGAGTCTTTCTCTGGCAGTCCAGTAATAACTACCATTCCATTCTCTTGAATCTTAGCGTGCAAACCGTAGTGCTCAATCGTCAACGGCTGATGAACGTAACGGCCTTTCTGTTCTACTCCATTGACAGACCTAAAGAGTGGATTGTTCTGAAACTTTGTCATGTTAGGCTTCGCCTAGCTTTCTATGAATGTGACTGTTTACTCGTTGTAACTGTGACCGTGACCTTGAACACACTGTGTATGATTAGTTATCCTCACTATTTGTAAATAGCTCACTCCATTCAGTTTCAGTAAGACCAGTAATAAGAAATTCTCTTTGTCCCGAAGTTAAAAATGGGAATGCTTGTTGTATGTATTGACCTTTCATTTGCCAGTTATACCATGCTTGACTAAGTATATCAATTCCGATACTTACTTTGATATGCTTAGTGCTATTAGATAGTATGATAGTTGTAGAACCATCGTAATGAGTGCAGAAGTAGATGATATAGTAACAGCTTTTAAAACCAGAGAAAAGGCAGAAGATTTCTGTACAGATCAAAATGAAAAGTTTCCAGCATATTCGTATTATGTAATGACTTTAGAAGTAAATGACTAATGACATGGGAATGTCCTCACTGTGTAGCGGAGCTGGGAGAGCTAATGATATTTGTTTTGATTCTTTCATGTCCGCAATTAAAATGAGTGGGTGAATCTAATTTATTAGATAAGTCTTTCATGTTATCTTGATGAGTACCAATATATAAACAATCTTTACTCCAACAATTCTTATAAGGACAACTATTTTTATGCAAAGCATGCTGATTAATATCATTGATATCTAAATTTAAATGTATATATGCTGATAGCCTATGAGTTTTATATATTTTACCATCTATCCATAATGAGCCATACCCATCATCATTTATAGCGCCATTCCATAAACAATGACCATCAGGAGTAATAGTACTTCTACTACGCAACTCCCTAAGAATAGCTCCCCTATTATTTAAAAATAAATGAGGACCAGTCATTTATGTTTTCCAGGGATTATTTACAACTGCCATTGCGGCATCGGTGATTATTACTTCACCTTCTTTAACCTCCTTTTTTTCAACACCTCTAGACTTATCAAGAAGATCTTTCCATACAGTATAAAATAACTTATCGGTTATGTCAAATTCTTTAACATAATCAGCTAACAATGGAGACTTAGCAAATTCATCACCAATAGCTTCAGTAGATACTATATACTTTTTACTAGACTTACCCTCAGACCAATCTGATTGCTGAGTGAAATGATAAATCTCTGTGAATCCACCTGGCACAATGCCAGCAACCTTAGAGCCATATGAAACAAGAGAGTTTATCTTAGAAACTTTAATAGAACTACCAGAGCCTTCGACTTTCGTAGTCGGAAGTGGATGTGCTGTCCAAATTGAATGACATGGAAGGAGCTTAGACAAGTCCATGCACTGAGTCACTAAACTTGTCTCAACTTTATATTCATCCCACGAAGGGAGAACATCCTTAATCTTCTTTTTAAGATTGGGATCTTTGCCAAAATTCATAGACCAATTAACGGCAGCGGCTGTCATAAATGTTAGCGAATCGTTTATTACTGCGAAGTAACGGCAATCTCTCTGCCACTCAATCATCTTGTTTAGATAATCAGCAGCATTAGCTGGACCATACACATCATATTCAATATTATCTAATATCTTCTTAGCTAATGAGCCAAAACGTTTCTCTGTAAAATATGTGACAAGTTCTACAGGAGATTTCTTATCCCAATAAGAAATGTAAACTGGGCCTTCTACTGCGAAGCTAGCGGCTGCGAGAGTTTTGCCAAAACCAAATGGGCCTTTAAATAGAAAACTAAATGAGCCTCCGGTAGAGAGATTAGATGCCTTCATTAAAAGCCGCTTTGATTTTCATAATCATACATGTTCTTTATATTATCTTTCTGAGATTGTCTTAAAGCTAAATCTTTATTTATAAGAGATAAAGCAAATAATACTTTACCATGCTGGCCTAAACCATTCTCACGGGGTTTAATATTTTCCAATACCTGCTTAACGGCTAAGAGTTCTTTCTTTGTCACAACTCATCCTTTTTTTGTGGCTCAATAAGTTTAAAGTTTCTTTGTTTTTTTCTAAATTGAACTACCATATTAATACATATATCAATACATTCATTACATATGTGAACTTCTTCGTTTAATTCAATTATACATTGAACTTCCTTATGATATTTCTTACAAAAATTACACGCTATAGTATATCCATCAATTTCAATCACAGTTCATCCTCAATTTCTTCTGGCAAAGTCTTGTTGATTGTTTGCTGTAGCCTTTCGGCTAGTGATTGTTCATGCAAAATCTCATTGTTATTCTGAGTTATTATTTCCAAATTATTTATATTTTCTATGTTTTTCGGACGGTGACAGTTCTCGCAATGAGGCTTAGCCAGCCGCAAGCTATATTCTGTCATTAAAAATGACTCTCCACAACGCCAGCATAAACTACGCTTTCCTAATGCTAATGCCGGATTGATTTTCTGAGCACAGTCAGGTAAAGTGCAAAAAAATGTAACCCCACCTGTTTTAAATTTAAGCCGCTTAAACTTATGAACGTGCTTTTCTTTTTTAGTCATAACTTCTTGTCTGAGAACGGATTTATAAATTCCTTTTCCGGAAGTAAACTATTTTTATATTTTTTATTTTTTAACATCATTGCTTTTGATCCAAAGTGCCATCTTAATCTAGCATCTATAGCTTTTTTATTTATACTATAATTATTCTTAATGTGAGTTGATATATAATAATTAACTATAGCTTTATATTTTTCTTTTTTAGTTGGTTCTAACCAATTCCATAATAGACACATTACATGTTGTGAGTGTTCAAAATTAGTAATTCTGTAATGATAATAATATTCATCCCTGCCTTTAACAGCTCTTTTATGATTATAGTAATTTATATTACCGCATCCTACAGCATTTTTAAACCTAGTTAATGGCCCTAATAGCTTCTGTCCTATTTGAATGATTGGAGAATTACTTCTATCAGATATGGATGGCTTACCAATAGAGCCTTCTCCATCAAAGAATCCAGCACACCAAGCTAATTCATGAGTATCTAATTCTATCATAACCTATCCAACTGATCCAGAATCGAATCCTTCCGATGTTTCCAATGATAGTGTCTAATCTTAATGTTATAAATTAATTGCTGAAGCATATCTATGATGATCATTCTGCAATTAACCAAATTAAACCAATTGTCACAATAAATACAATCATACAAAATAATCCCATAACAAGAACTTCGTAATCAACTTTTGTTAGATTTCTCATTCTCAACTCCTTTAACATGAAGTGAAGGATCGAATCCAAGTTTTATCAATCTATAAAGTGCAGGCTCAACTTTTCTATACGTATCATATTCTTTCATGTATGCTTTACCGTTCCATCTCCAAGAGATTATCCACATCGGCTTCGCCGCTCCTATTTTTATGTGAAGAGAGGCGGCGATGCTAACTATGAAGAGACATCAATTAAGTGTCTGACTGTCAATCAGCTAGCATCGCCTAATCCTTCGGGTAATGCACTACTGTTCTTACCTAATTCTTTCTTAGGCTTAGAGCGGCTATCACCCGAAGGGATATCAAAGAATAATCCACATCAAGATCATGTCTTTCTACCCACATATGTCCATTGCGGCACCATCTGTGAGTGTGAGGAATATTGAGTAGTCCATATTTGCAATCAAAGATTGGATTTCTAAGATGACAATTGTTAGTTTTCTGATTGTGCAACCATTCACACCAAGGACAATATTCTATTTCTTTAATCATTAATCTACTCCTAAAACTAAACCTTTCGTTACGTCCCACACTTCGCCGTCAACATATTCAGTCTCTAACTTATTATCTTTAGAATCTTGTCCGGAAGAGTCACAGATTGAATAATACTCACACAATCTATTGAATTTATTGCAACTCGTAGGCTTTTCAACCCAAGCTCCGCTTGCTATACACGTTAAATACTCATTTAGCAACATTTTTATTAAGTTCTCCCGCCAATCAGCTATGTAAATGGGGTCATAACTTAAAGGCAGACGCTTAAATTTATCCTCAGCCTTTGTAGTCTTAGCTAGTCCAATACGATTAATAACAATGTAATTACTTCCAACAGCATTACAATAGTTAATAAATTGATTAGACTTACGATGAACTACAGAATCTCGTGAGAATGTTTTGTGATCTATCGGAAGATTTTGATAGGATGCATTGCGGCCAATGCCTTTGAAATTTACGAGTAAATCTATCTTGCCGCTGATGATTATGCGAACTGAATCATCCTCGAATAGAACGTATGCAAACGGTGTTTCAACGGCTAATACTTCTAAACAATTCTCGTCCTCAGCTCGCCAGTAATCGCATGATTGCTCAACGGCTGAGAGAATTGTCTCAACTTCGTGAGGATCTACATTGCTAATATCAGGATTAGATGAGAATTCACGTATTTTCATCAATGTAGCTTGCATTCTATCATCATAGTGTTTTTCGTTTGCGAGCGCAGCGAAGTAAACGGCTAATCCTTCGTGAGCTAATGTTCCCTTATCTAGTGCACTAGCCTTTTGAACTAATGGGAGAGTCTTGTTATGATTATACCTAAAGTTATATCGGGCTGGACACGTCTCGAATAGATCAATTTTAGAAGCATCAAGGATGATGTTCGCCTTCGCTGACGCGATGATATCAGCCATTGATCTTCATCCATAAAGAAATTGCCATTAGCTCATCTGCTGTAAAACTTCCATCTAATGTAGCATGTTTGTTTCCATGAATGAAACCTACAAATTCACAGTTTCTACCAATTTTCCAGCTTAAATTTCCTTCTTCGATATAATCCTTTAAAATTTCTTTAACTCGTTCTATTGTCATAGCAATTGTCATCTCAGTCATCTAACTCTCCTAACTTCTCAATGATAAACTTTAACTCAGCTTCGCTGTCATATGAGAACTGCCCCAAATAAAATGCTATATTATCTTCTGTATTTTCATATATATTCCTACGATTAATTATTATTCTATGAGAATCCTTAATTACTTGAAGTTCACTTTTTACAAGCTTAGAAATGCCTTGGAATAACTTCATAACTCATTACCTGCATCATCGTAATCGCGATTTCCATCCCATGTCTGATCATACATTATTGGATGAACTATCGTAATTATTGAAAGGATTAAAAATATCCATGCTACGCTTTTTACAATAATTTCAATCATCAAAGACTCCATTGTTTCCGTCCTGATGTGACTAAGATTTCTGCAAGCTCTTTCATTAAACTATTCTGGCTCCAATTCATTTCCTTACCGTCCAAAACTTCTGAAAGAATTGCTCTTTTTTGTTCTACTAATTGAGTAAAATATTCATCTATCGTTCCTGATGCTATCATATATGTGATAGACACATTATTTAATTGGCCGAATCTATGGAAACGAGCTTCTGCCTGAGATTCATTACTCGGATTCCATTGTCTTTCAAGAATGATTGCATCAGAACAGAACTGCAAATTAAGACCTTCTCCAGCCGCTAACGTGGATGCAATCATTAGACGATTGCCATTAGACTTGAAATCTTCTACAAGACGGCTTCTAGCATTACCATCTAATCCTGAATGCAATGTTAAAACCTTACCATATTCATTTTCTTCTGCCCAATTATTATCTATTTGAGAACGAAGCATTTCCATTACATCCTGATGATGCGTAAATACTACTATCTTTCTATCTGTAGATCTTACAAATTCATCAACAAATTCGATACATTCAGATACTTTAGATATACCTGTAATGTGACGAAGCTTAGACATGATAGCTATTGTATTAGTTGCTTTCTCAAATTCAGATTCATCACTATACAATAGTTCATCTAATTCCTGTAGAGCGGCTGCGTAAGCTTTGTTTAGCTTCTTATCAAGTTCTACGTGATGAAACTTCCTATCAATAGATGGCAAATCAGGTAGAACATCTTTCTTAGTTCTACGAATGATGATGTCTTTAGTATCTTCATGAAATCTATCTACGTTCTTCAAACCTCCGTATTTCGCTCCCCAACCTGTATTATAACTATCTATGTAATTATCTACAAATCTTTGATGATGTGGGAATCTTGTGGGAGCAACTAAATTTAACACAGTGAAATACTCCGCTGCGTTGTTCTTAATTGGAGTCCCTGACATAGGAATAATATGCGGAGTTGTTCGGGCAACTCGCTGAACGGCTTTTGCTCTATCACTAAGATGATTCTTAATTCTCTGACACTCATCTATGATGATAGTCTTAACCATTCCTTCTGGAAGCATAGTGAAGAGCTTGTCATTCTTAAGCATATCATATGTGATTACATAAATATCAAATCCTGGCATAGCCATCTCTTTGCCGGATTGAATGACTTGCACAAGCATTTTCTTGGATTCTGTGTTACAGATACGATGAATTTCATGCATCCACTGTAATTTTACAGTTGAAGGACACACTATAACGGCTGGTAGGAGTTTTTCTGGATGAAGTCTTAACAAGCAGAGAGCTTCTATTGTCTTGCCTAATCCCTGTTCATCTGCAATGATTAGACGGACATTAGATTCTTCTGCAAACTTAACGGCATCAAATTGATATGGTCTTGGCTTACAACCATCAGAAAAGACTATGCTATCGTATCCGGCTTCGCCGGAAGAAAGATTCTCGCTATGGAGGATATGTCCGCAAGCAAGCTTGATGATAAGGGTCTTTCCAATCTTCAGTCTCAAAGACTCGACTGCAATTTTCTTACAGACTGTGCATTCTTGGCGTATGATAGAAGTTAGTGCCATTAGAGCTCATCTCCATTACCTGTAATTCCTTCATCTTGACATCTACTATACCAATTTTCTATATCACGCCTTAAAATTCTTGATTCATCTTGTAAATCATATACTGATTCTATAGAGTTGACAGAAATTAGCTTTACCATCAGATTTTCTAATCTCAATCTTAGCTCAAGTTTTAATAGTTTCATTATTCTTCTTTCTTAGAAAATGGATTAAATAATGGTTTTGGCTCCGCCGTTTCTACAACAGCCTGAATTTCATTCTTACCAGTTAGGATATCCTGTGATTTCTTATCCTTAATTCTAGCAAGAATAGTTCCCGCGCTCATTAGTTTTTCAGCATCAGCCGTTGAGATTCCAAGCTTTTCTAATGATGCTTGAACTTTCTCAGCCGCTGTCATACGCTTCTGACGTTCTTTTACCGTGTTAATAGCGTTCGTTGTAGTTTCGTCAGTATTGACGCTGCGTTCAAAACCTTTCGCTCCGGTAGGAGCGGCTTTCTTTTTTCGCCCGCTCTCTTCATCATCAGCGGCTGTCAATCTTGCACGAGCTTCAAATGCAATCTTTGCTAATTCTTCACGATGTGCTCTAAGAGTTAAGGTATCCATATCC